GATTGGTTGGCTGGTTTGAAGTCAGGTTGCTGCTGCCACCATACCCCTCCGCCTGCTATGAGAGCAGCCAGAATAAAGACTGCACTATATTTCTTCCAAGGGGCTGTCTGGCTGATTTTCTGAGTTTGTGTGAGTTTTCTTTGAGTGGTACCGTCAAGCTTAACATCAACTGCATGCAGGACTGTGTTCTTGACCTTCTGCTCTCCTAGATCATGAAATTGAAAGTCGGTCTTTTTGTTAACAATCTCGTGAACATTTTTTGACAGGCATATCCCTCCTGACTGCGCAAGTGCCTCCAACCGTGCAGCGACATTGACTCCATCACCATAAAGATTATCACCCTCGATGACAACATCCCCCATGTTGATGCCTATGCGGAACTCCATCTGCTCCTCTTCAGGTACGGAATTATTACGCTCCTTTATTGTTTTTTGAAACTCTGAGGCACAAATCACAGCTTCGACCGCACTTTGGAACTCCGCAAGGACAGAGTCTCCAGCTGTGTTGAAGATACGTCCGTGATGTTCTTCTACTAATCCATCAATGATATTTCTACAAGCCTTAAGATTCTTGAGTGTTTGATCCTCGTTTTCTTCCATCTTCGTACTGTAACCCACAACATCTGAGGCTAGAATTACTGCAAGTTTTCTTCTAGGACTTAACTCTGCCATATTAATATTTATGAGAAATAGGAGCTAAAAAATAAAAAACTTGTACCGGGCATGATCAGTTCCCATACACCTTATGTGACTTGTAAAGACGGATTTAAAATGTCTGTTCAAGCAGGACAATCCCTGTATAGTGAGCCACGGGATGTGGCAGATAGTTATGAAGCAGCCGAAGTCGGTTATCCGTCTGCAGAAGAATCATTGCTTACAACCTATGCAGAAGATAATGACAATCTTTGTGATACTGTTTATGGTTATGTGCCATGTTCAATTATAGATGAAGTAATTGAAAAACATGGTGGAATAGATGAGGAAGCGATTGGGTAAACGTGATCGACAAGAAGGTGCTATAAAACGCACCGAAGCACAACTTGAAATTTACGAGCAAAAACTTGTAGATGACAAGAACAATAAAGATCTTAAAAAAAAGATTGAACGTGCTAAGACAACAGTTGAAAATACAAAAAAAAATATGAAATAGCCTAAGCATTCCGAGTAGGTGGTGGATGGTCAGAGGTAGAGGAAAGCTTCGTTGAGTGGACTTCTAGGGTAACTTCCCCTTCAATGACTCTGAGGTAGGAATGTTATGTGCGAGAGTTGCGAGCAGGACAGTAATGCCCGCCGCATACACAAGAATGGTGATGACGATTCGTGAGAAGTTCGCAGACCTAAGATTCTTGGTATCGAAGTACAAGGACACGAGCATGGTTCTTTTTTTAAGTAAAGGTAGGTGATGAATAATCATCTACCTTTTACTATATCTAATAAGAAATATGACAGATAAAAAGAACTTGGCTACGATTAAAATATATATTGATGGGAAAGAGATGTTGTATTCGCATCAGAATATAATAGGGGCGATTAATGCTTTCCTACCCTACCTGACAAACGATGATCTGGATGAACTAATGTTGCGATTTCATACTCTGAAAGACCATAGAAGACAGAAAGAATATCTAGCTCATCTTGAAGCAAAAGTAATCCCTATACAGAAGAACAGACATGACACCTGAACACCAACAACTTGCAACACTTGTTTATATTCACGCAATGAAAAAACAAATAGAAGAAGAAGTAAGATCTAAATATCTAAAACGAATCGAACATCTAGTGGGTGCAAATAACGAACTCATGTACGAACTAGAACAACGTGAGTTGGAGTTGGTTACAATTGAGTCGGAGTTGGTTACAGTTGAGAAAGAATGTTAAGAATAATATGTTTGTAAAATTGATTGACAGTATGGGAACAGATTTGTCCGTAGTAAATGCGGCAAGAGTTTCCTTTGGAAAACGTAAAGAAGAATTTACAGAAGGTGATAAGTTTCTTATCAAGTATCTCGCAGAACATGGTCATTGGTCGCCGTTTGCTCATTGTTCTGCTCAGTTCCACATAAAGGCCCCTGTTTTTGTTGCAAGACAACTTGTCAAACATCAAGTCGGATTATCTTGGAATGAAATTAGTCGTAGATATGTAGATACTGATGTAGAGTTTTATGAAGTAGATAAATGGAGAGGTAGAGCAGAAGATAAGAAACAAGGATCTGATGGAGAAATTGAACAACGAGGACTTTGTGATTGGGCAAAGATTAAGGTAGAAAACTCTGCATTAGAATCTTATAAGAGTTTATTGGATGCAGGAGTTGCACCAGAACAAGCACGAATGATTTTACCACAAAGTATGATGACGGAGTGGTATTGGTCGGGAACACTATATGCGTTTGCAAGGGTTTGCAATCTCAGGTGTGCCTCAGATGCACAATACGAGACACGTATTGTTGCAAATTTAATCAATAAAGAGTGTAGTAAGTTGTTCCCGATCTCATGGATAGAGTTGAGAAATACATAAATATAATTACATTCTTAACTATCTTGGAGGTTTTAAATGATAGATAAAGCATTAAGTTGGATTCGCCAACTTACGGAATTGGGTCTTGCTATTATAGCATTGGGCGTAGTTCTACAAATAATTTTTGGAGCAGCAATTCCTTTTCTCGGATTGGATATCGTAGGAGCTGTAGTTGCACTTGTGAAACAATTCGGAAGCGAAGGATTAGTAGGACTCGTATCAGTATGGGTACTATGGGGAATTTACTCTAAGTAGTAAGGTCTTGACAAATTCAAAAACTATGATATAATATAAGTATGTGAAGTTTATATTATGGAAACAAAACTGGAGGGGGTGTTGGTTAATCCTTTGGTGTCCTCGCCCCTTTCTTTTATTATGAAACAAAATTGGAAAATTGAGGAAGATGAAATGGAAACACAATTTAAGTTAGTAGTAAAGGACTCTGGTACTTATACAGCAGATTCGTTTACTGAACTAATTTGGATAGTTCTAAAACATCGCTGCCAACATGTTCTCAGAGGAGAAGGTTGGCGTGATTAGGAGTGCATCATAGTGATGACTCCGTAAAGGAAGCCGGTTGCTTCCGCGAAAGAAGGACCGGTAAATTATTAACCTCGCTTATATAAGGAGGAATTATGGTACAATTTCGCGCATCACATATGCCCATGAATTTTGGGGATATCGAAAAGGCCCTTGGATTTTCTGTAGGGTATGATTCAATGTTTGATAGGTTGTTTGGAGAAAGTTTTCAACCAACTACATCATCAAATACACACCAGGGTTATCCACCCTACAATATCCGAAAAGAAGGAGACACCAAGTATTTCATCGAACTGGCCGTTGCAGGTCTTTCGGAGGATGATCTTGAAGTAGAATTGAAGGAATCCGTTCTGGAAATTCGTTCTAAGCAATCAACAGAAGATGAAGCTAATTATGTTCATCGTGGGATTGCCAAGAGAACATTTGAAAGGTCTTTTACCCTTTCAGATGATATTGTTGTAAAGGGTTGTGACCTTACTAACGGAATGTTAACCGTTGAACTTGAGAAAGTAATTCCAGAGGAAAAACGAGCACGTTTAATTCCTATTGGAAATAATAAAGTCAAGTCGATTAACTAATTCGATGCGCCCATCAGTATTTTATACTGGTGGGCTTTTGTTCCCACTATATATTACAGAAAGTAAAAACCTACATTCGGAGAAAAAAATGTGTAATAACGAACAATGCAAGTGTGAAAATTGTACTTGCGATCCTTGTACATGTACAGCGGAAAATCAATGCGAATGTGAATAATTATTAGATTGGAGAAAAATTATGTTACCATTAGCAGGACTATTATTTAATGTTATTTCTAGCCTTGTCGTAGACAAAGCAACAGATTTAGCAACTGAGCATGTGGAAAATATGTTAGAAGATATGCTTCCAGATGATGCTAAAAAAGAATTGGATAAAATCATAAAAGAAGATTCACTCCATACTTTCACAAATGCTAAAGATGCATTGATGGGAGCGGTTGAAGGTAAGTTACCTATACTGAAGGCAGATGGAACACTTAAACCAATAGAAATGACATTTACAATTAAATATGATCCTACATCCGGGTCAATTGATATAGATAAAGATTAAGGAGATTATGGCTGATATACTAAGATTATCAAAGAATTTTGCTCTATCAGAAATGGTGAAGAGTGCCACAGCAGTAAGATTAGGCGTAGATAATTCGCCAGGTTCACATCATCTTGTAAATTTAACACATCTTTGCATTAATATTCTGCAACCAGTTAGAGAACAGTTTGGAGTTATTACAATTAATTCTGGATATCGTAGTCCAGCTTTGAATGCTAAGGTGGGCGGATCAAAAACCAGCCAGCATTGTAATGGACAGGCTGCAGATTTTGAAAGTTTTTCAACACCAAATCCAGACTTAGCTAAATGGATTACTAAGAATTTGGATTTTGATCAAATTATTTTAGAGTTTTATGATGGTGTTGATCCTAATAGTGGATGGGTCCATTGTAGTTACAATTTGATGGGAAACCGTAAGAAAATACTCACTGCGCTTAAAACCAAAAGTGGTGTGGTATATAAGAATGGTTTTGTTAGTAAGTAATGAAAATTGTAGATGATTTTTTAGCCCAAGATGATTTTTATGAGTTGCAAACTTTTATGGTGGGACCTGAACCTGCGCTTCCTTGGTATTATAATTCGATAATTGATTCAGCTGATGATGTAGACAAATTTCAATTTACTCATCTTTTTTATACTGACTGGGTTCCAATTTCTTCATCAATGAAAATATTAAATCCCATTTTAATCAAAATAGACCCAGTATCATTATGGCGAATAAAAGCAAATTTACTTACGAGGACATCGAATATTGTTGAAAATGAATTTCATCAAGACGCTGGTGAACACGAAAAACTATCGAAACAATGGACAACTGCTATTTTTTATATGAATACTAATAATGGATACACCGAATTTGAAGATGGAACAAAAGTTGAAAGTGTTGCAAATAGAATAGTTATATTTCCAACTAATACGAAACATCGGGGAACATCATGCACAGATGAAAGAACTAGAGTTGTTATAAATTTCAATTATTTAATTAAAAATGAAATCGTTTCTGAATAAAATACAAGAATTTGGAATTAAATGTTATCTCCAAGTTCTATTTACCGTTGGTGCTTTCATGTCACGCTCATGGGTTGACAAACACATAATTGTATGTTATAATAGATTAGATGAAATTAATAGTGATTATGATGAACCAACCCGGAATCAATGGTATAAATAAATGCCCAAAAACACATTCTATACTAATGTAGTATGTCTTGGTGATTACATTTTTGAAAGAGGAATCGAAGATGGACTTCCTTTTAATGTGAAGCACAAATTCATGCCCACCTTGTATATTCCTACCACAACTAAAACTGAATGGAAAACCTTAGAGGGTGATCCGGTTGGTCCTGTCCAATGGGGCTCTATCAAAGAAACCCGCGCAGCAATGAAGAAGTATGACGGTGTAGATAATATGAAAATCTATGGCCATACTAATTATAATTATTCCTTTATTGCAGATACCTATCCCGAAGAACAAATCGATTACAATTTTGAACACATCAAGATAATGTTTCTTGATATTGAAGTCGGTTCAGAACACGGTTTTCCAGATCCTCAACGTGCTGATGCAGAAGTAACCGCAATTACAATCAAGGTAAATGAAGACATTCAAGTTTGGGGTTGTTCTGAATTTCAAAATGGACAAGAAAATATTACATACAATAAGTGTGGTGATGAAAGACAATTATTAGAACAATTTGTCATGTATTGGCAACAGAATTGTCCTCATGTGATTACTGGATGGAATACTAAAACATTTGATACTCCGTATTTGATTAATCGAATTCGTGGAGAATTAGGAGAAACTTGGGTTAAGAAACTTTCGCCGTGGGGATTTGTCAAAGAACAAAAGATTTTCGGTATGGGCGGTAAGGAAGTTCAAACATATGAAATATATGGTGTATCAGAAATTGATTACATGGAGGCCTATAAGAAATTCACTTATACTAATCAAGAGTCTTATAGGTTAGATCATATTGCATATGTAGAATTGGAAGAGACTAAACTTGATTATTCTGAAGTAGCAACACTCCATGAATTATATAAAACAGATTATCAAAAGTTCATTGAATACAATATTCAAGATGTGATATTAGTTGACCGTCTTGAAAAGAAGATGAAACTTTTAGAGATGATTATTTCTCTGGCATATTTGTCAAAGTGTAATTATACAGATGTATTTGCACAGACAAGAATGTGGGATTGTATTATTTACAATCATCTCTTGAAGGAAAAAGTTGTGATTCCCCAAAAGAGTAAACAGCGTAAAGGGGATGCGTATGAAGGTGCTTATGTAAAAGCACCACAAAAAGGTAGACATAAGTGGATAGTTAGTTTTGACTTGAATAGTTTGTATCCACATTTGATTATGCAATACAACATTTCTCCAGAAACTATTCTTGGTACATGGCAAGATGAAATAGGTGTAGATGGATTAATTAATAAAGAGTTCGATACAAGTGTTTGGAAAGAAAAGAATATAACGGTTACACCGAATGGGTCAGTTTATCGTAAAGATAAACAAGGGTTTCTTCCTAAATTAATGGAAAGTATGTATAATGATAGAGTTACATACAAGAAGTTGATGATAGAAGAACAGAAAAAAGGAAGAAACGCTGACCCAAATAAATTGTCACAATATTACAATTATCAACAAAATCTAAAGATTGCACTTAATTCTGCATACGGCGCAATGGGTAATCAATGGTTTCGTTATTATGATGAACGAAATGCTGAAGCCGTTTCTGTTGCCGGTCAATTGTCTGTTCAATGGGCAGAAAATGCGGTGAATAATTACTTAAACACTACATTGGGTACTGTGAATAAGGATTATATTGTTGCTATGGATACTGATTCTTTATATGTTTGTCTTGATAGTCTTGTTACTAAAGTTGGTCTTACCGATAATGAAAAAACTATTAATTTCTTGGACAAAGCCTGTGGTAGAATCGAAGGAGTAATTGAAAAGAGTTATGATGAGTTGGCCGAATATGTAAATGCATTTCAACAAAAGATGGTCATGAAACGTGAAGTAATTGCTGATACAGGTATCTGGACAGCAAAGAAACATTATATTCTGAACGTTCATGATTCTGAGGGGGTTCGATACGAAGAACCCAAATTAAAGATTGTGGGTATTGAAGCAATTAAGAGTTCTACACCACAAGCATGTAGAGAATCATTGAAAGCTATTTTCAATATTTGATTTATAGATT